ATAATTTAGCAAAAATTATTGGATTAGGTAATAGCACTAATTGGATAAGATTGAATGAGACAAACAAAATAAGAAATATAGTAAAAAAAAGTATTAAGGATAGTTGGTTATGGGTGGAATAGTAAAAGATATAAAAAAAGGTGCTAAAAATTTAGTTGGTTCGGCAATATCAGTAGTTTCAAGTATAGTTGGTGGTGGTAGTTTTAACCCTTTTGTAGCTTTAGGTATATTTGCTGTTAGTTGGTTATTTCAACGATCTTTAAAAGCACCTGATGTACCTGATTTTGGTACAAATGATTTTGAAGAACAAGAAAGAGGAATATTATTAAATAAACAATCAAATAATGCTTCTATTCCTGTTGTTTATGGAGAAAGATTAATTGGTGGAACAAGAGTATTTATTGAGACATCAGGAACAGACAACAATTATTTATATGTTGCTATTGTTTTATGCGAGGGAGAAATAAATTCAATAGAGGAAATTAGAATAGACGATAAAGTTGTTACATTTGATGGTGCATTAACACATGGCACAGTTAGAGAAGTAGCAAGTGGAGATAGTAATTTTTATAAAGCAGACCCAACTGTTGAGGGTTCATCAGCAGAAAGCACAATACAAATACAAGCCTTTTTAGGAAAAGACGATCAAGTAGCATCTAGTGTACTTACACCTTTATCATCATGGGGAAGTAATCATAGGTTAAGAGGTATTTGTTATTTAGCTTTAAGATTTAAATGGAATCAAGATGTGTTTGGTGGTATTCCACAAATACAAGCAAAAGTAAAAGGCAAAAAAGTTGTTACTTTAGCTTCTAACTTGTCTGAACAAACTGCAAGTTTTTCTACAAATCCAGCTTTTTGTTTATTAGATTATTTAAGAAATGAAAGATATGGAAAAGGACTTGCAACTTCTAGCATAGATTTACAAAGTTTTTATGATGCTTCACAAGTTGCTGTTACTCAAGTCACTCCATATTCAAGTGCTAGTAATATAAATATTTTTGACACTAATGCTGTTATTGATACATCAAGAAAAGTTATTGATAACGTAAGAGAAATTGTAAAAGGTATGAGAGGTTATCTTCCTTATGTTCAAGGTAAATATAGATTGGTTATTGAAACAACAGGGTCAGCTTCAGTATCATTAACAGAGGATGACATTATAGGTGGATTTGGTTTAGCATCTCCATCTAAAAATACTAAATTTAATAGGGTTATTGTTTCTTTTGTAAATCCTGAAAGAAATTTCCAAGTTGATGAGGTGCAGTTCCCACCTATCGATGATTCAGGATTGGCAAGTGCAGATCAACACGCAACAATGAAAACAGCAGATGGTGGTTTTCTTTTAGAACATAGACAAGATTTTAAAACTATTACTTCTCCTTATCAAGCTGAAGAAATGGCAGAAATAATTTTAAGAAGATCAAGAGAAAGTCTAGGTTTGAATATTACTTGTGGATTCAAAGCTTATGAACTTCACATAGGGGATATTTGTGCAGTTACCTTAACTTCTTTAGGATTTTCAAGTAAAAATTTTAGAGTTATATCTATGATATTTAATGAAGATTACACAATAACTTTACAATTAGTAGAACATCAAGATTCGCATTATACTTGGGCAACTAAAACTCAAGTGTCAAGCACACCGACAACTACTTTACCAAATCCTTTTGTAGTTCAACCACCAGCAAGTGTTACATTATCAGATACATTGATTGAATATAATGACGGCACTGTCATAGTGGCACTCGATGTAACTATAGGTGCAACACCTGACAAATTTATTGATTTTTACCAAGTAGAATACAAATTAAGTACAGATTCTGATTTTATTATTTATGCACAAGGGTCAGGATTAAATCATAGAGTTCTTAACGTAATTGATCAAGAAACTTATGACGTTAGAGTTAAAGCTGTTAATACATCAGGTGTATCTTCTAGTTATGTATCAGCACAAAGAACTATCATTGGTGCAATAGACCCACCGAGTGATGTTTCTGATTTAGCTTGTAATATTGTTGGACAAGATGCTTTTTTATCATGGACACAAATTTCAGATTTAGACTTAGCATTTTATCAAATTAGATTTGCAACAGAAACAGATGGAACTGCTGATTGGCAAAACTCAGTAAATTTAGTAACTAAAGTATCAAGACCAGCAACGTCAATTACTGTTCCAGCTAGGGCTGGTACTTATTTAATAAAAGCTGTTGATAAACTAGGTAACTTTAGTTCAAATGCAACTGCTGTTATTTCTAATGTAACTGAAGTTCTTACACACAATTCAGTTTCAACTATTAGTGAACATCCTACATTTGCTGGTACTCTCAATAATACAGTAATATTAGACGATTCAATTCAATTAAATTCTTCAGAATTATTTGATAGTGCTGGTGGTAATTTTGATTCTGAAACAGTTAGATTTTTTGATTCAGGTGTAGCTAGTGCAGATTTTGTTTCTAGTGGAAATTACGAATTTGCAAACACAATAGACATTGGTGCTAAACACACAGTAAGAGTTACTGCTACAATTAAACAAACAGCATCAAACCCTGATGATTTATTTGATAGTAGGTCAGGGTTATTTGATAGTCAAAGTTCTAACTTTGATGCAGATGCACCAGCTAACGCAGATGCAAGATTAGAAATATCAACATCAGATGACAATGTTACTTACACTTCATTTCAAGCTTTTGTTATTGGAAATTATACTGCAAGATTTTTTAAATTTAGAGTTGCTTTGACATCTTCAGACAATGCTTCAACACCTGTAGTACAAGAAGTATCTGTTACAGTTGATATGCCTGATAGAATATTTAGTGGAAATGATATTGTTTCAGGTACAAGCACTAAAACAGTTACATTTTCAAACCCATTTAAATCAAGCACTTATGCAGTAGGTATAACTGCCGAGAACATGGCTACAGGAGATTTCTTTACAGTTTCAAATAAAACTGTTAATAGTTTTGACGTTTTATTTAAAAATTCAAGTGGTTCAAATGTTTCAAGAACTTTTGATTTTATTGCAAAAGGTTTTTAAAAAGGGTATAAACGCATCATGGCACAACACGATTACGATATAGCAAACCAATCTTTTCCATCTTTTAGGTCAGATTTAAACTCAGTTTTAGATGCTGTTATTTCTACAAACTCAGGAACTTCAAGACCAAGTTCGGCTGTAGCTGGAACACTTTGGTATGACACATCGGACACGACTTTAAAATTATACAATGGGAGTGCAGATATAAATGTTGGTTCAACTGCTTGGTCAGTAAAAAGTGCTGATTTTACTGCAACTGCTGGAAGTAAAAATTTTGTAAATACTACAAGTGGTACTGTAACTGCAACTTTACCAGCATCGCCATCACAAGGAGATGAAATAAGATTTATTGATTCACACGCAACATTTGATTCTAACAATTTAACTATAAATAGAAATGGAAAACCTATTCAAGGAACTGCATCAAATTTAACAGTAGCAACAGAAAGAGCTGGTTTTGGTTTAGTCTTTTATGACGACACTCAAGGCTGGTTATTAATAGAGAAATAATATGAGTAATTACGAAGCTATAAAATATAATTTTTCAGGAGCAAATCTTTCAGGGATTGATGCACTACCAACAGGAACAATAACTTCTTGGAGTACATCATCAGTTCCGACAGGATTTTTAGAATGTAATGGTTCAAATGTTTCACGATCTACTTACTCTGCTTTATTTTCAGCTATAGGCACTACTTATGGTTCAGGAGATGGGTCAAGCACATTTGGATTACCTGATTTGCAAGACAACGTGGCAGTAGGTAAATCATCGTCTAAAGCTTTAGCATCAACAGGTGGAGCAAACACAGTTACACCTACAGGAAATGTTGCTGGTTCTACAGCAAACGCAACACTATCAACATCGCAACTTTCATCACACAATCACTTAATTGTGGGTCAGCCTTTTGGTGGTATGGGGCAAATATTTTTTCAAGGTGCTATGGGTGGTGGCTCATATACAGGAAATAGAGGAGATGGTGGTGGACACTCTCACAATATGAGTGCAAACTTTGTAGGTACTGCTAATTCAGTTGTGCAACCATATGTAGCACTACTTTATATAATAAAAACTTAGGAGAATAAAATGGCAAGTAAAGGCAATTGGGCTGTAGTTTTTGAAGATAAAAAAATTACAAAAAATTATGATGAGGGTGCTACAGAGGGAATAGCTTTTATAATTGATGATGATTCTTTTTGGAGTCAATCTAAATTTAATAATATTTGGGCTATTCAATATGGAACATCTAATACATCAGATGAAGTAGAATACAGAGACAGCACACCTCATTCTAGTTATGATGATGCAAACATTGGAGATATAAGTCAGTTTTCAAATAAATGGGATGTAATGTATCTTGCAAAAATTCAAACAGATTGGGATAACAATATTTTATATGATAGTGATAATAATGTTGTTGAAGAAACAAATGCAGAAAAAATTACTAGATTAGGTGCAAGACCAACAAGTTATAGTTCTTCATAATCTTCAATAAATAAACTAGCAGTAAATCTAATCATATTAGGAGTGTCACTAGCATATTGTGAGTGATAATGATTTGAGGGAAATAGTAATGCTCTATTTTCTTTAAAACCAACATTAATATTTAAATCATAGTTAGTATTATCTTTATCAAAAAAAACAGTTCCATTAGTAATTGAATTAATACCTTTTAACATAATCAGTATATTTATTTTACCATGAGGAGAATCAATATGTGGTTTAAAATGATCTAAATTTCTTTGATCTATGCCTGATGTATTATGTATTTTTTTAATTTTTATATTAAATTTAGATTCAGCTTGTTCTTTAAATTTGTTTAGCAACTCAATATTAGAATCTAAATAATATCTATCTCCAAAATAACTTTCTTTGTTTTTTTCTTTAGCATTTTCAAAAAATTGAGGTGTATAACAAGCACTATATGAAGCAAAATCTTGAACAGATTTTAAATCATTTTTACTAAAAAAATTATCAATTATTTTAATCATTGATTTAAAAAACAATTAATTGAGTATCTTGTTCCTTTAATTATAGGCTCTGTTCCATGAATCCAAATAGGGTCTGCTGGAAATATAATTGCATCTCCTGTTTTAAAAGTGTGTTTTACTTGACCATCAAAAAATCTAAACTCTCCACCTTCATAGTTTTCATTTAAATTAAGAGTACAAGAAGCTCTAGTTAAATTACCAACGTCAGTATGATCACTTATAAACTGACCTTTTTCATATTTTAATATTCTTATATTGTTAGATTTGTCTATTAAATATCTATCAAAAGAAGCACATATGTTTTTTTGAATATATAATACATAATTTATTATCATAATATTTATATATGTTTTTGCTATGTTTAATGGTTCTAAAAAATTTTTATCTTCAATACTTATTTGTGAAAGATTAATACAACTATAGTTATCTTCTTGGATTTGTTTGCTTTGATATTTGTAACTATTTTCTTTGTTTGCATATTGAATATTGTTTTCATAAAAATTAATAAAGTAGTCACATAAATTTTTAGGTATCAAATTATTTATACGAAATTGTAGGTCTGTTATTTTGTAATCAAAAGACACTATATTATTTTAAGCCAAGAAGTTAATATATATTTATTGTTAGATAAAGGTGGATTACCTCTATGAACATATGGAAAACCAGCAGGAAATATTACTATTCTACCTTGTTTTGCTTTTACTCTTTTTGAAAAATGTAAAAATTCTGTTTCTCCACCCTCTTTTACATCATTTAAGTAGATACTAAAAACAAATGCTCTTGATTGCATTTCAAATGCTGACCCATGTTCTATATGCCAAATGTGATAACCTTGTTTCGGTAATGTTTTTTGTATTTTTAAACGAGTATAGATAAATTTTTCTTTTTGATAACTTTCTTCTGCTCCTGTAATTTGTTTGTAATGATTCCAAGCCATATCAAAATTTAACATTAAAGTTTTTAAA